TCCATAGATAGGACCCCCGGTACCATTATTTGAATCTATATTACCTGTGGGTAAGGTAATAAATTTAAACCATAATTCTATTGTATAAGAATCTGTTGATACATCTATGGATGGTAACCCTGTTTGAGTAGTATATTGATTAGTTCCATTAAAAGTAAAATATCCTTGGTCATTAAAAGTATGAGTTGGGTTATTATTTAAGGATACATTATAACTATCCGTTAAACTATACCAAGTTGTACTACTACTACCAGGATAAGACCTAGGTGAACCTGCATCTATTGTAAAAACTAACCCATCTGTTATTATGTGTGGTCCTGTATACATTATAGTTGGTCTTTTGCTTCTTGTTCAGTATAATACATTCCAATTAAGTCTGCTTCTTCTAATACAAACCATACTTGAATTCCATCTTTATCAATACCTTCTTCTATATATCTCATACGCTTGTTACTGTTGGTTTACCAAATTTACCACAAACTGCATTATAATTTTGAATTACTTGAGCATCTGTTAATGCTGTATTATATACTCTAAATATAGCTATTCCTCCTGCAAATTGTCTGCCTGTACTTTCCATTCCTATTTCAACACCTGTTCCAGTACTTACACTAGCATATGTTGTAGAATCTGCTTGAGTTCCTGTAGCTGTTGTTTTAACCATATTAGTGTATTGATAACAGTTATCATCATCATAATTATGTACTGAACATATATGATGCCATTCATCATCTGCCATAGCTGCACCCGTTTCATGATAACCATTTGTTGCATGTGTATACCAATATGTTGATAACTTACGATTACTTTTGTTAAAACTCATATATAGTGAGTGATTGCCATTAATTCTTGCTATAGTACCTCTATCACCACTTGATACATTTGCCTTAGGATATATCCATGCTTCTAATGTTGCATTTAAATAAGGTTGATCATCTGTTCCTAATATATTAGATTCAAACCATTGATTAATTGCTGTAAATTCCCATGTTCGTACCCCATCTATATCAGTTAAATCTGGGGAGCCATTTCTTGCAATACTAGATCTTGGTTGGAGAATATTTGTCCAATTACTTTCAGCATTTGGTGCTGATATCGTACTAGTAGTATCTAAACATACTAATAATCCATCCATTATTATATTTGGTCCTCCGTGTGTTCCCATTATAATCCGAATCTTGATTTTAGTGCATTATAGTTTTGTTCTATTTCCGTTTGTGAAAGTGTTCTATTATAAACATGAGCTACTCCTCCTTTACAATCTGTATAATTACCACCATGTTGGTCTCCCCAAACTTGAAAATCTGATGAAAATGTAAGGGTTGATCCTGATTTGCCTGTACCAGATGATTGAGAAAGATTACCGTCTTTAAACATATAAGTTCTAGTTGTAGTTCCATCATATGTACCTACACCGTATATCCATTTCCCAGTTTCTACTCCACTAACATTTACACTATAACAAGTAGTTGTATCATTATAGAAATTTAAATTACCACTATGTGCTACTAAACCTAAATTTTTAGTACAGCTGTAGTTTAAAGTACCAATTAAACCTCTTAAAGAACCTAAAGCATCCATTTTAAACCAAATACCTAAAGTAAAGTTAGTTTTATCTTGAATTAAGTCTACAGCATCCGTAGTACCACAAGTTATGTAATCACTACTCCCATCAAAATCTAAAATACCACTATTGTTGGTTGAAAAAGGAGGGCTACCAACTAATGTACCATTAAGTCCACTTGAACTTAGATCATTTATAGTAGTACCACTGCCTGGGTAAGATCTAGGGGATGCTGTATCTAAAGCAAGTACCAATCCATCTGTAACTATATTTGGTCCTCTAAAAAATGCCATCTAATATATTTTGTTATAAATATTAAATTTTTCGTTTTGATATAGTTTTAAAAGTATTAGTGTATGGTTTAGGTTTTGGGTTTTCAATATCAAATAATGCTTTAACATGATTAAATATTTCTAGGTTTTCTTCTTGGGTACGAGGTGACTCATACACTTCCCAATTTTTACCTTTTAAACGTTTACCTGATTTATCTGCTCCTCTTGATTTAGATTTTAACCATAAAACTCCAATACGGTCTATTTTTTTACCATAACATTCTTCGTAACATTGAGCATATACCGCACTTTGTAAATCGTATGTTGTTTGTAAATGGTTTGATGTTTTAAAATCTATAATCCAACGTTCTGTTTTACCATCTATCTCTAATTCACACACTAAATCACAGGTTCCAGCTACTTTAAGTTCATCTGAGAATAAATGTACTTCTGCTTCAATTAAGGTTGGGTTATAAGTCTCCCAGAAATCTACAAATCTAAGGAACATTTGCCATACATTTGAAGGCATTCTAGGGTTTCCATCATCATATAAAAATTTAATTTCTTTACCATTTAACCAATCTTCAATCATTTCATGGACTAGTGTTCCCTCTTCTGCTGCTTTTTTAACAATCCATTCTGCACTATAACCTACTTTTTTAAGCCAGTCTTCAAAGTATTTACCTTTTGGGTAAGTACCTAAAACGTGTGTAACTGAAGGGTAGTATTCACCATTTCGTCTATAATACCTTGAATCAGGCATTGTAACTTGTTGATAATCATCTGATATTTCTAGTAATCTTTTGTATGATTTTTTGATCATAAAGCTAGTTTTTGTTCCATTAAATCATAATAGGTTAATGGTAACGTTGTTTGTATAAGTTTAGTGAAATTTTCGAAACCCATTTCACTTGGATCCTTATCTTGTAAATCTACAAGATAGACTTCTTTGCCTTCCGCCATTAATCTCTCACAGAATTTCAAAGCTTGTTTAATTGCATCCCTATCTAATGCAATATAAATTTTATCTACTACAGAGGCAACTATTTTTTTCATTAAGCTACTTTGTATATTTTTACCTAACAAAGGTACTGCGTTTCTTTTTATAGCCATAGCATCAAATAATCCTTCACATATAATAACTGGTACATTCCAGTTTATTAAATGCTCATTTGGAATTATATCTCTAGATGCTGATGGGTTACGGTATTTAACATATGGTTCTTTTTCAAATGAACGAGCAGTAAAGTAATTTAACCTACCATCTGCATCATATGTTGGTATAATAATCATGTTTTTATATAAACCATTTTTACAATATCCTATATTATACTTGAGTATATCGTATTTACTCACGTGTCTATTTTTTAGGTACGCGAGCGCGTGTCTAGCCATAATATCGCTGTTATTAACGTTATTTAGGCTAATATATTCATCAGGTAATGATACACTAGATACAATTTGTGTTTCTTTAATTGATTTAGAAGTTTTAACAAGTGATTTAAGTTCAGTAAACTTACTTACATCTACTTTTAACTGTTTAAATAAAGAATATATGGTAGTACCTCTAACATCACATGCCCAACAGTGCCAAGGGTTTTTGCCTTCACGGTTTTCTGTTAAGTTCACCTCCATTTTTGGTTTATGGTGGTGACAAAAAGGACAGTGATAAGCATAATTGTTTCGAGCAGTAGCTTTGCCCGAACCCAATACTGAATTCACTAATGTAACTAATAACTGATTTACCATATAGGATAATATACAAAGTTAGGTTTTAGAATCCAAAAAATCTTCAAATTCAACATCATCTAAATCTTTTGTAAAAAATTTACCTAATATGTTATCATTAAAAAATTCATTTGGTTTTTCTAATACCTGATATATCATTTGATATTTAATTTCAAAATAAGTAAGTGCTTTTTTATTTGGGCACATTTTTAATATAATGCGCTCAAATTCATCTTTTTTACCTTCTAAAAGTAGTTGTTTAATATCTTTTTGGGAACCATAATAATTCATCCAATCTGATTCTTTAACTTCTAATTTATAGGTAGGTTTTTTACCAAGTCGCTTTTTTTTATTATGAAATAAGACTTTTTTCCCAATATATGCTTTTCCAGTGGGTTTATGTGTAACTATGTAAACGAAACCGAATGTATTTTCTGGAAATTGAGTGATGTCCCCTATTTTGTGTGTTTTATAGGTCCAACTCATATGTTTGTTTTTTGATTATAATATAACTAATTTAATTATAAATATCAAGTTATTGTTAACAACAACCTACATATATAATTATACTGTTACCCATTTAGTAAGAACAGGAGAATAAATTGCGCCACTAGTATTAAGATTACTAGTAAATTTTGTTACTAAAGCTTGCCATTGATCTTCAGTCATTTCACTTTCATGCCAAATAGTATCAATAATAATTAAATCATACATTTCAGAAGTTGTATAATTATGTATATCTCCTTGTATAATATTAATATTACTATCTAAATGACCTGATGTATTATTAAAATTGATAACTTCTTGATTTATTTCTACTACGTCTACTTTACTACAATTTTTTTCTTGAATTAATTCTTGTGGTATTAAACCAAACCCTAAACCAGCTATTAATACAGAATCATATGTAAAATCTTTAAAAGAATCTTTATAAAAAGAAGAACAACTATCACATTTACCTAAAAATAAGTTTGTATATTTTTCTTCATTAGATACCCAATTTTGAGTACTATTAAATTTCATTACAGTAACCCCATCTTCTCTTTTAAAAACATTAAAATCTGTTCCTGTATAATTTTGAATATTGTTATCTGTAAATTTCATATTGTTTATTTGTTAAAGTGGACATATATATACTGATGTTACAACTCCAGATCCATTAGTTGTATAAACTTGGAATGAAGTTCCTGAATTGGCTGTAGACATTCCTCTACTAACACTAGGATCAGTAGTACCTCCTGTAGAGTTTGTATATATTGTATCTCCGACTACAGGTAATAAACCTGATCCATTATGATAACGAGTCTGGTTGATAGTTACATTACAACCAAATGCAGGTTTACCTACACCTAATGTTGCATAGAATGTAGTGGTACTACTATAACCATAAAAATCAGAAACTTTATCTGGAGCTACAAATCCTACTGAATCACTCATAGATCCTAAAGAAACATTTGTTGAAGAAGCACCAAGTTCTATTCTAATATCATTTAAACTTAAAGGTCCAGATGTAGGTAATCCCATTATATTTTAGATTTTAGTTCGTCGATTTGTTTTTGCTGTTCTTTAATTGCTTCAATTAATAAAGGTACTATTTTTTCATAATTAACAGCTTTATATCCATTATTTCTAGTTGTAACTGCTTCAGGTAATATTTCTTCTATTTCTTGAGCAATTACTCCTACATCTTTGCCTTTATTTCCATGGATAGTTTTTACTTCTTCCTTAGATAATTCTTTCCAATTAAATGTATTACCAGTTACTCCTATTACTTTACATAAAGCACCTTTAATTGGTTTAATATTTTCTTTTAATCTACAGTCAGAAGTTGAATATGCTACAACATCATTTGTTGCATCAATTCTACCAGTTGTAGTATTTAATGTTGTTGTACCTCCTACTTGTAAATGACAAGTTATTGTAGCATTATTAGCATAAAAAGTTTTAGTTGTTGTTGTTGTAATATCACAACCTGCAATAAATGAACAAGCATGTACAATAGAATTACTATACCCCCCTAAAATAACACTATCATGAGCCGATGTAGTAATACAGTTATTACAACCTGTTATAATACCTGCTCGACAACTTCCATTAATACAATTATCAAATCCAGTTCCAATAAAAGATTCTTTAGAAGCATTAACTATTTGATTACTATAACCTGCAGTAACTGCAGCGCAATTAGAACTACATATTATTGAATTTGTTGATCCTCCCACTATAACACTACAACCTACTGGGCAATT